CTTGCCAATTCACTGCAAATGCGTAGTATAGTAATGTAATATTACTTTTATATATGACTAGAGCAGTTGATCTTTTAAAAAACAAGTTTGGAGTTTCTCAACTTTATAAACATGATGTTAAACAAGATGATAATATTATTCTTTCTGTTTATTGGCATCCTTTAACTATTGCTGAAAGAGAGGCAATACAAAAGAAAACTAATTCTGATGATGTTAATGATTTTGCATTGCAACTAATGATTGAAAAAGCATTAGATCAAAATGGTTCAAGATTATTTCAAGATGGAGATAAGGCTTCATTAAGAAGAGAGGTTGAAGCAAGTATTTTACAAGACATACAGTTAGCTATGATTAATGCTGGTGTTGATAAGGAGGTTGAACAGGCTAAAGCCGATTTAAAAAGCTAATAAAGATTGGCAGTTTTTATTTTCTTTAGCAAAAACATTACATAAAACTGTAGCTGAATTATGTGACACTTTAACTGTTGAAGAGATGATAGGGTGGATTGCTTATAATCAATTAGAAAATGAAGAATATGAAAAACAAAGAGAACAAGCACAACGATCTAGTGCTTTACGAAGTAAAAAGAGGTAATATAGAGAAAATGTTTTAA